TGGTTAGAAGATGATTTACCAAACATAGAATATCTTATACAATCATATGATACTGCTTTTTCTACAAAAGAAAACAGTTCTTATAGTGCAAGAACAACATGGGGAGTATTTAAACAAGATGGATATTATAATGCTATCGTTGTTGATATGTGGTATGATAGGGTTTCATACCCTGAACTCAGGAGAATAGCACAAGAAAGTTATGAAGATTTTGAGCCTGATGTAGTGTTAATCGAAAAGAAAGCGAGTGGACAAAGTTTGATACAAGATTTAAGAATGGCAGGAATACCAGTATTAGAATATATGCCTGACAGGGACAAACAGGCAAGAGCACATTCAAGTTCAGCTTTGTTAGAAGATGGTAGAATATGGTATCCAAAAAACAGAAGATGGGCAAAAGATTTGATAGATATATGTTCTGCCTTTCCAACTGGTGATAATGATGATATAGTAGATACATGTACACAAGCATGGCTAAGATTAAGAAAAGGTTGGTTTATTACGCATTCAAGTGATGCAGAAGATGATGAATACACTGAACAAAAGAGGTTAACATTATATGGCTAAATTATCTAAAATGTTTAAAGTAGGTATGGGAGCATTAGGTGAAATACTTGAAAACCCAATGATAGCAGACATTGGCGATAATGTTTTGATAAGTGATAAAACAATAGATGGTGGACAATTAGGAACAATTGTAGGCACATTTGATGAAGGCAAAGGTGTTAGAATAAAATTAAGTAATTCAGATGATGTAATTAATGTTTCAAGAGAAGATGTTATGAAAGTAACAAATGACAAAGAAACAAATATGAAGATAGAAGATTTTACAAGACAAAATAATCCATCATTTTTCTCAGAGGAATAAATATGGCTAAACAACCAAATGTAATACCTTTTCAAGAAGGCGCTCCACCTGATAATTTAGAAGTAGAAGAAATAGAAAATAATGAAGTATTGATTGGCGATAAATCATTAGATGAAATGATTGAAATAACAAATGAGCATGATTCTAATATTGCAGAAGATATAGATGAACAAGAATTAGCAAGAAAAGCACAAGATTTATTAGAGGCATTTGAAAGTGATAAAGAAGCACGTTCTGAATGGGAAGATAGATATAAACAAGGTCTTGAAACATTAGAGCCTGATGGTGGTTTAACAGAAGAAGAAGAACAAAGAGCCACAAGAGGTTTAAGTACAGTTGTACACCCAATGATAGCGGAAGCCGCCACACAATTTAATGCGAAAGCCATTGCAGA